CTGTCGTGGTCATCAGTATTTCATCTGAGAACTGGAAGTAATCTTCATCTTCCATCCACGTGATAACACCGTCGTTGCTGTTTGCATCGAACGTTACAGATATATCAGTGTCTGCTCCGGTTCCAAATGTTACTGCATTTGTAAACAGAGATGTGATTGGTCCACCTTCACCTGTCGTACCATCGTGGGTATGTCCTGTGTTTGCTGCAAACGCCGCAAGCAGTTGGTCAAATTCATCGTTGGTATCGGCAGCACTGATCGTATCACCGTCAGTATATGTGGACTGCCGTGTATAATTTGCGCCCATTTACCTTCTCGCTCCCACTTGAAATTCTAATTGAAACCCTTTTAGAGTATATGGGGCTGTGGCGGTTGCCCCGTCTTCTACCCGCAAAGCAACTGCAAACCCTGAACCTTCCACTGCTTTTCTAACGATAGGCTGTGAAGGTCCACCGTACACAGCACTACCGTATATCGATGTGCCATAAATACCCGCAACGTTCGTACTATCTAAAGGATATGCAGCGGGTCTTGTCGATGTGTTTGATTCATAGTCGTATCGAACAAACAAGTCAGCATCAATCGTAGACTCTGGTGCATAGTTTACATTGACACGCTGCATATGTTTACGAACACCCGGATCACCCATACTTAAATCTGGGCTTCTATACTTCGCGTTTATAAGTGTGCCGTCAAACGTATTGCCTTTTTCTTGTCTGTAAACAAACCCGTCAAAACCGCCGTGCAAAACAATAACATCACCGTCTTCAATAACAGTATCTGCAGAAGCAGGGCGTATGCCTTTCATTGTAGAAAATTCAAACGCCTGACCTTTCATAACTGCAATCACGCCTATAGTTGCGCTATCTGTACCTGTAGTTTTTGAAAAGAATATTCTGTACTGTGTTTTATCCGGTATGACCAAAGAAACAAACGCATCTGCATCATCCAGATTTTCCCTGAACAACTGTTGCACGTTGGTGCTTATTGTGCCTAACTCAACGTCACCAATACGAGCAGTACCAGCAACTGTGCGCAGACCGTCTGGACCCAAGAAAACCAAGTCACCTGCAAATTCAAGAATACTAAACCCGTTTATGCAACCAATGTTTCTTGTGACAGGCACGATAGCAAAGTCAGATGATGAACTACCACCCATCTTAAATATTCTGTTTTCACAAAAGATAAACAAGTTATCACGAAAAACTTTTAGTCCAACAACTGTATCGTCAACCTTAATACTTCCTGCACCACTGCCAGAGTTAAAGCCATCTTCGTTGAATGGCTCACTGAATACCACTTCTTGTGGCGTGGATGACATGCCCGAATAGAACATGTGATTTTTAAAGGCAACCACGTGCTTTGCCCCAGATACAGAACTGTCGCTTACATCGCTTGCCGTTAACGATGCGTTGAATATCGTAGGGGCATTTGTTTGATCAACTACGATTATCTTATCGCTGCCATCAAAATTGTATTTTTCAAAATTGTATCGTGCAGCGTTGGTTCTTCCTGTATCTCTAACTGTCCACGCTTCAGAAACCACATCTGTAACTGCATGATCGGCTGCTGTTGTACCACCCGTCGCTCTTGTTACGCCTGTGAATGCACCTGCAGATTTACCAGTGTATGTGAATATTTCTGAATTTATTTGAATTGTACCACTGGCACTAAACCCTGCCGTGCTGTTTACTGTAATAGTTCCTGCCCCTGTCATGGCTGTGGTAGAAGCTATTTTTATTGATAGTTCTGTCGAACCAGAGCTAAATATCTTTTCGCCTCTAGCCGCCAGTACAAAGTTGTTAAACTTGGTTGATAAAAGCACAGCCTCTGATGAAACGTTTGTTTCAGGTACAATTTGATTTACAAGAGGTCTAAAACCAAGCAAACGTTTGTACCCGCCACCAACATCCGGTTCAAAGTTTTCCAACTCAAGGGCTTGTCCGGGCTGCATAATAAAGGTGGATCTGTTTAGTACAAGTCCACCCTCGCAGTTGAATGATAGAGGGGAAACACCTTGAAGTTCTAAATCAGGCATATTAGACTGCTCTCATGTAATCTTTTCTGTTAAGCAACTCGACACGCATACGTTTCAAGTTGTCTTCGTACTCCTTCAGAGCAAACTGTGCTGTTTGTGTATCAGAGCGAAACATATAAGTGTAATACTTTGCTCGTGATACTATCACAGGTTCAAATCTCGTGGGTATGATGCTTGTATCTGTTGCTGCAGATAAGGCAGTGTTTGTTACATAGTAATCAAACTCAAGAGTTAAATTGCTTGTGTCAGGTATTGGAGTTAGACCAATTTCATCATTGTATGTCGTATACACATACTGAGGGTCACCAAACTTATCTATGTCAGCTTTGGAATCTCTTTCTCTAAATCGCTCTGTGTATTCTTCAAATGAAAGATACTTTAAAGGTATGGGATTCAAGTTTTCGCTAAGAGTAACAAGCTTTACAAATGCAGAACTTCCTGCAGACTCTGTAAAGCTAACAAAATGTGTTGTGGCTGTTGCAGTAAACGTTGTTTCCGTAAGCAGAACTTCGTTGCCACTTGCTATTGTAAGTGTTTTAGATGTTGTTTGTGCTGCACCAGAACTCGTGCCAACTTCTAGGGTAAGTGTTGCACCACTCGTTTGAGTAACAATAACATAGGATCGACCGACTATCAAATCATCTACTTGTTGTGTTGCTTCGGCACTTGAAAGTAAAAGCGTATTCCCAAACTTTGTGCTTGCAGCGGGTGATCCACTAACTGTTGTCCATCCTGCTATGCTTGAAGATCCGTTCACTTCATACGTGCCATTGGTAATATAGTTCTTTGGTTGCAAGAACATATTATCATAATCTACATACTTGAGTGTTGATGCAATAGAAGCGTGACTGTATAGAGCCTTACCTGCAATTACATCCACAGAACCTTTCTCGTGAGTAAAAGGCCAGTTCAAATCAGAATTTATGATGTCTGCTATTGCACGGTTGATGTAGTCTTTCACAGTAGTTTGAACGCCACGTGACGCAGTAAACGTAGCAGTAGTCAGTTCAACTTCGTTCATGTCACGAAGGACTTCATTTGTAAGTTGCAGATATGTACTAGCCATTTACTTTAATGCCTTTAATTTGTATCGTTTCATACCACCGGGTAAGTTTGCAACCTTAACCAAGTCGTCTTTTTTGTACATTGTATTTTTTGGTTGGTGTCGTATTATTCGTTTCGATCTAATACCGCTCTGTGCTTTTTCCAAAACCAATTTCCAATCGCACTAAAGGGCTTGCCGCAATACAACAAACCCCAGCCAACATACTTAATCAAACAACGCTTGATATCTTTCATCTTCAAAGTTTTCCAACGCTTCCAATTTACCATTCGCTTCATCCCAATCTTTAAGAGCCGTTTCAATTTCCGCAAGCAAATCGGGATGTTCCCCAATCGCTGCTGGGTTATTAAGATAATTTTTGACAATGTACTCAGCACTTTTCTTTTGCCCTTCAAATCTGTACTTTAAAGCGTCCTTTGCAAGTTGTTTCATAGTTTCTCCCTCTGAAATTATTATAATCTAAAAATTTTATTTAGTCAAGTTATTTTGGGAGAAACACAAGTAGTGCAAAAAACAAACCCCCTGCTATAGCTAAGACCAAACTAATTAAAGCTGATTGTTTCAAACTTTCCATGAACTCTTCTTGTTCACGTCTTGCCTTGATCCTTGCTGCTCGTTCAGCTTCTTTGGCCTGTTGTATGCGTCGTGCCCGTTCATCTACTATACTTTGCCACGTGCCGGGACCAAATCGCATATCGATCATGGTTCGCATCTGTTGAACTTGTTCTTGTGCAAGTCGTGCATCTATGACTTCTTGTGCAACGGACTTGATGCCAAACTGATCTCCCAGACCAACACCAGACTTACGTGCTCTTTGTTGTTGTACTTGTTTTTCACCTGTTAAGAGATTGTCAATGTGCCCCGCAATCTCTCCAACGTCTTTCGCTGTACCAATTGCAGATTTAATGCCATCGACTGCGCTCTTTACAAGCGCGATACCTGCAAGAGTTTCTGCGATCATTCGTTGTCCTCGTTCGTTGGTTAGGTTGAAACAGGGTCATTACGTTTTTCAGCTAATCTTTTTTTCCTCAACATACTTCTAGCATCTCTTGTAGAAGGAAACCCCTTCGTCATTCCTTTTATTCTACCTGCAGCAATACTTGCACGATGCTCCATTCTTTGTTTTTGAATA